ACTTCTTTTGTTGGTGGGGGATGGTCATTATAAAGATATAATTTATTTTTATCTTATTATTTTATTATACAAATGTTTTTTCATACTTTTTGAATAAAAATTCAAAGCGTCTATTACTTAGATGATTAAATGTTTCTGAAAATTTATAATACTGATAACGCTTTAAGACTAACTTTGGATCCTGGTTATTCCATTCTGTTAAACCACCATAATAATCTATAAATTCTTCTTTAGTATACCATTCATTATCATAAGGATCTGATCTATATTCTACATGGGGAATTTCTACAACTAATTCTTTATCAAAACACACACTCTTTTCATCATCTGTATCGGGATATTTAAAATTATCATTTCTATGAATTGGTTCATCGTCTAAAATATTCTTAAAAAAATCATCATTTAAATTATCTTTAATGTGTAATTCATCGGGTGGATCACGCTTTAATAGATTGTCCCATCCACATAGAGGTTCTAATCCCATATCAAAGGGTCCATCATAACCATCATAATCATCGCCTTGACATTCATCTTCCTTTGTTAAATCAATATGAGATGGAATATCTAATAGAGATTTTGTTTGAATATTATTAATATCCATAGGAATATTCATATTATTCCATACTAACATATTTTCACTATTGTAAATCATTAAATCAATTGCCATACCTTCATAAACCCGATAAATAGTTAAATATTTATCATTATTTACATCTTCTGCAAATCTTAAATCAGTAAAATCTTCTGTAAAAACATTTGTATTAATATAATAATCGGTTGTTTTAGACCATACAAAACGATTATCTAAACGAATAAGAGCATAAATATCATAATTATCTTTTAGATTTTTCATCTTCCTATAAATTACACTGTTTGTGAAAATAGCTTGATCATAAGGAATATCATCAAGAATATTGTTATTAAGATTCATATTAGTTAATAAAAAATATTAAATTATCTTTAAATTAAAATTTAAGGAGCAGGTGCTGAACAACCATTCCCACTACCTGTATCTGTCACCCAAGTTCCCTCATCAGTGCAACTGCACGTATGTGGCCACGTGCCATATAAAGATTCCGCACATTTATTAGAATCATCTGAGGATACTGCTTCTCCACCCATAAATCCAACACTAGCATTACATTCAGCATTCTCACCACATATATTTTCCCAAGTTAAAGTTTCTGTAGGAGTTGGAGCATCTTCACATAGTCCATCACCAATTGTAGCGGGTGCTGTAGATTTAACTAGTTTCCCCCCAGTACAAGATGGAAAAAGTATTGGTAAATGGGTAGGACCCACTTCAGTACTCTCTGAAATTGCCGGTGTTCCTGGGATGAAATTGCAAGCTGCAACACTGGAATCAGCCGCTGTCATCACTGCATTGCAGGCGGACGCACTGCTCGCTGCCCCAGAGCAAGCCTGAGCATCGGCGGGCACTGAAGAAGAAGATGCCTTCTCTTCACACGAGGCGAGAACCGCATCCGCCCCCCCAAGAGTAAACCCCTCCACACTAAACATACAAAAGGCTAATAAACCTGTAACGACTAATAACATATTCTTAGTCTTTTCAGATTTCTGAGTCATTGCAACATAACCTAAACCGAGTACTAAAAGAATTTTAACAATGTTCATTTATATTATGAATAGTATAAAAAAAAATAAGAATAAATTAATAATTAAAATTTAAATTTATATAATCTAAAATTTCTGTTTATTTATCATAAATAGAAATCTAAAATTTCTGTAGTGAATTTTGAACTCGTTTCACATTCATATTACAACTATTCACTAAATATTTATAAATACCGTCTGGATCATATTTAGTTTTACTAATCGGTAAATTTTCTAAATCTATTTTACCATCAAAGACTTTAAATAATCCTCGTGAAGCAATATATTTATTTTTAAATTCTTCGGGTATATTTATCTTTTCATCAGATTCTATAAGATTTTCTATATTTTTATATTTATGAATGTATTTCATTGCTCTAACAGGACCTACTTTAGGAATAGTTGGACAATAATCACAACCACATAAGATACACATATCAATAAATTCATTATGATTCATTTTAAAATCTTGAATAATCTTCTCAAAATTAAATACTGTAACTATATCGGGTCGCTTAATACTCTTATCAATACAAGTTCTGAGTAAAAGAGGACATCCATAAGAAAGAGTATCCATATCTTCTGTCATTACAGCATCAACAAATCCTAACCTACATAGTTCTGAAGCATAAGCTTCTGCTTCACCATCGGCATGAATATAAGATACACCCATTAATGAAAACATATGTTTAAGATCATCTATATATTCTTTCTTTATTCGGATAGTTCCCTTTTCCAAAGCTTTCTTTTCTTCTAGATTTTCTGTATTTTCCATTTTTTGTTTACATTCATTTGCTTTTTTGTTGCGTTCTTTAATACAATCACTCTTTTCTACTGGTGGTTTTCCATCAAAGATATAAATAGGTGTAATACCAAATGTTAAAAGCTGATTTGTCTTATAATATAAACCCTGAATATGACTTACAACTTTTCCTTCACTATTTCTTAGATAATCTCCTTTTGATCTTACATTCATTAGACTCTTGTAAAGAAAGATACTCGTATCAATAGCAATACGTTTATCTTTCATTGTATATAGACCTTTATGCTCAATAGAACCAGGTGAATTCTTTTTCACTAGTTGGGTTAATCCTTTGATTCCCATTGTGATTGAATTATATTTTAATTAAGTTTTTAAATATTATTTAATCAAATTTTTATCTAAAATAAATTATAAAATATGAATAACATCGACATCGACACAAGTCTTGGAAAGATTAAGAAATTTGATTCTGATCGTTTAGATTCTGAATTGGATGCTGTGAGGGAAACATTGGGGCTGCCCTGGTCGGATAAGTACGGGCAAACCGTGCTAAAATTGGAAGAATACAAAAAAGCACTGGATGAAGAAGTCAAAGAGAGAAAAGAGAGAAAAAAGTTAGCAGAAGATTATGCAAATGATGATATTGAGTATAGTAGAGAGAAAGGATATAGTTCAGGACTGGGCGGTGGGGGTAAGAGGATGAAAAAATCAAAAAAGCGCAGACGTAAGTCTAAAAAGAGAAAGACTAACAAAAAACGTAAATCTAAAAGAAGAAGACATAGATCTACAAAGAGGAAATAAGTTTAAAAATATCATAAAAGATAAATTATTATTATATGTCATTTGAGAATATTACTCGCAAGTTATTAGATTCGGTAAAAAAAGAAATAAAAAAACAAGAACACATAGATACAATAAATAATGATATTATTAAACCTATTGTTGATAAAGTATTAGAACAATTATATCCTTATTTTTTTGGATTTAGTATGATAATTACATTTATAGTTGTTTCTGTATTTGTAATCTTATGTTTAAATGTTAAAATTTGTTATTTTTAACGTCTTCTTTTAGTATATTTTCTTTTAGATTTATAATTTCTACTGCTTCGCTTGCGCTTTTTAGATTTCTTTCTTTTAGATTTTCTCATCCTCTTACCACCGCCGTGGCGCCATGCAGATCCAAATTCACTCGTCCAACCTGGTCTCCCCAAACCTGGTTCAAATAAACCTACATTCATCTCGCCTCTATTTAACATGGTGTAATTGTGTGCAGTTTCTGCCGACCTTCTAGTGGTCGCATCTCTTCTTCTTCTATTTGCTTCAGATTCGGCGGCGGCGGCGGCGGCATCGGCGGCATCGGCGGCATCGGTGGCGGCGGCATCGGAGTTGCGCGTGGCACCATGGGGTCTGGGGCTGAGATTTTTAATAGTATGCACTGTTCTAGGTGGGATGGTGATCTTGATGGGTTCCCCGGCTTCATATTTGCCTGTTATTGGGGATTTGTTCTTAGAATACACGACATGCTCCAAATCAATTAATTTTGCTTCTAATCTCCAGCCTCCACGTGCACAATAAATACCAGTAATTTTAGCCCTAAAAGTATCATCGGGGATACTTTTGTAATTATCATATCTTATTGGTCCTCGTCCATCTATTCTTCTTACGGGCAGATCAGTGTTTGGCGCCGATACATCATTTTTATTTACCCTTATTAAATTACCTATATAATTATGCTTAATAAATTCTTGTAAAATTTCTATATCTCTCTCTACAGGCATGCCGTCGAAGTCACAGAAACCAGTTTTGATCCAATCAGGCCAAGGTTTATGTTCCATTTTTATATACTATATTTAATAAAAAATTTGATTTAAATATTACATTCTAAATTAAATATATTAAAAATGGAAACTAAAATTGTTCAATGGGTTCAGTGTGATAATCAAATCAAAGAATACAATGATAAGATGAAAGAAAAAATTAAACCAGTCAAACAGATGAGAGATAAATTAGGTGATGAAATACTACAAGAAATAAATATAAGTCAAATTGAAAAATCACAAATACCAACATTTAATATTCAAGCATTAAATACGAGTATTATTCCAACAGTAAATAATAGTTATGAAGGTTATACAAATAAATTTCTTTCAGATTGTTTTACAGAATATTTTAATTCAGAAGAAAAGGCAAAAGAATTATTAACATTTATGAAGGATAAACGTAAAGTTGAAAAGAAATATTCATTAAAAAGAAATCATTTAATGGATCTAAATGATTAAACTATAGGGACACTCGGATTCATAGCAATACCACACAATCCTCTATTATCATCAATATTTCTTTGAATTTTTATATAACCATTTTCTCCCCATGATTTTGACCAAGAATTTTTTATGATCCAATAATCCATATCATAATCTTTATCATAACCATAACCAATCAGTAAAACACCGTGATCTAATTGAAATCCACAATCAGGGTCTGAATAAATACCTGATTTATACATCTGAAATGAACGCTTATTTGCCTGAATAGCAACCGAAACAGGTTGATGTTGAACAGCTCTCATTAACATATTTTCTTGATTAGGTATTACATCACTATAATTACTTATTTTTACTAATGATTTACAAGTATTATTACATTGTTGATTATCCTGACCTACATAAGGATAAGAAATATTAGTACATAAACTATTATTCATTATATATTGAAATGCCAAATCCATACTTCCTCCCTCACATCCATGATTTTTTGATGAACAATCAATTAATTCTTGTTCTGAAAGATTATATAAATTATTATTCTTGATAGCCCAAGCAGATTCTACGGCACCAACAGAGGAGAAAGCCCAACAAGAACCACAAGAACCTTGATTTTTAACAGAAGAGACTTTGAAACTATCTCTCCAATCTACACTATCTTGATGTAAATCAGTAAAATTTACTATGATAGGATTCTTTTTAGATATATAAATAATGTGATTCATAGGGGTAAATTCATTTATATAAGTATTATTAATGTATTTGTTTTCTTCAACCTTATAACTATGATTTTCTGAATTATGTTTATTAATAAATTCCCTATTAGATAAGGCGAAAGTAGATAATACTATATTTTTTAATAAAGTAAACATATTATATATTATATTTTATATTATATTTATGTCTTTCCATATAAATAGAAGTCATAATTTAGCAGATTATTTGAAGGATAAGGGATGGCACAGTGCTACACCAGAAGAAATATCTAAATTTTCTTATTGGGATACATATTCAGCACCTGAAATAAGATCAGAAATAAAAGTATGGAATAAAACAGGATTTTCAGCGATTGTAGATTGTTTATATAGTTGGCATAAGAGGCTTGAAAAGTTAAACTTAACTCATTTAGCACCCTATACAATAACTGATTGGGAAAATCATAGATTATCCCCTGAAGATTTTCAAGGTGGTGGATTATGGTTTTTTAAACAAATATTTGGTGTTCATGGAAAAGGTATTAATTTAATATCTAGTTATGAAGATTATCAAAAAATATTCCAAATGGAAGATAAACCGAAAGATATTCAAGGACCTTGTTTAATGGAACATTTACATCATGAATATATTTTACAAAAGGGGATAAGAAAATCTCATTTAATTAAAGGAGGTTATAAATATAATTTAAGAGTTTATTCATTAACGAAAGGGACAGGTGAAACTTATGCTTATAATGATTCTTTATATTATTGTACCTTATTCCCTGTAAAATATGATAATAAAGATTGTTTTGTAGGTAAAAATAATAAAGTATATCCTTTATCTGTAAAAGATAAAAGTGATAAAACATTTGTTCCTAAAAAGCAGATGAGAAAAAATGTTCATGTATCTCATTGGAAAGCAGATGAAGAAGGTGAATTTAATATTACAGATACCCGTAAAATGGGTAGATTAAGTGAATTACCACAATATAAAACGATTATGAGAAATTTATTTCAAAATATAAGAGAAATGTCCTTATTATTTACTGATATCCTTGAAGAATATAAATCTTGTGAAAATAAACCATTTCAAACTGATTTAAATAAAATATATCAGATATGGGGTTCAGATTATATAGTTAGAGAAGATTTAAGTGTAAAATGCTTAGAAATAAATGCATTCCCTATGTTATCTCATGGAGATCCTCATAAAGGACAAAGTGGATCTAAAAAGAGACCACATGAATTAAGATTTAGAAAAGCCGGTTTTGATAGAGATTTGATGAGATTATTTGGATATAATTTTGAAAATACAGATAAACCGAATAATTGGGTTCAATTAAATCATGAATTTATAAATACTCCTATAGAACGATTACATTTACAAAAATATAAAAAATCTACAAAAAAGAAATCTACAAAAAAGAAATCTAAAAAAAGAAAATCTAAAAGAAAGTAGATGAAAGAATATATAACGAGATGTATAAAATCTAAAAGGAAAGATAAATATACTTATGAATATTTAGATATGAAAGATAATCATATAAATCAGTCTATCGTTAAAAGATTATTAGAAGGATTATATATACCTCCTGCTTATGAAGATGTTAAAATAAATCTAAATAAAAATGATAAAGTTTTAGCGATTGGTTATGATGAGAAAGATAGACCTCAATATATTTATAATAAAAAATTCACTGAAAAAAATAAAAAGAAAAATTTTCATAAAATGATTGAGTTCGGTGAAAATTATAAAAAGATGATGAATAGTGTAAAAAGAGATTTATATTCTGAAGGGGAAACAAAAGAAAAACAAATTGCAATGGCTCTGATGTTAGTAATAGAATGTGGTATTCGTATAGGTTCAGAAAAGTATAGAGATGAAAATGATTCCTTTGGTGCTACTACATTAGAACCGAGACATATAAAAATCAATGGTGAAGTTGTAAGAGTTGATTTTATAGGTAAAAAGGGTGTACAAAATACAGGTAAATGTAGAAGTAAAAGATTAAGTCGTAATCTTCGTATTAAAAAAAGAACATTAAATAAGAATGATTCAATATTTACTTATAAGAGGGGTAATAAATGGTATTCATTGAAATCAAGTGATGTAAATAAATATTTAAAACGATTTGGAAATTTCACTAGTAAAAATTTCAGAACATGGGTAGCAAATTTAAGTTTTATTTCAGAAATACTAAAATATGAAAACCCAACTAAAGAGAGCGAATACAAGAGAAATATTAATGAGGCTTTACAAAAAACAGCACATAAATTGAACAACACATCATCAGTCTGTAAAAAAAATTATATAGATCCATATTTAATTGATTTATATATGAAAGATAATAAGAGATTTATTCAAAGTTTTAAACACGCTTCTACTAAAGAAGAAATTAGTGAAATTTATATTAAATTACTAAAATCAAAATAATTTCCAAATTAATATAGTTTCCAAATTAATATAGTTTCCAGGACCATTTACCATTTACTCTAGTTCTTTTTCCGACTATTTTATCTGTTAGTTTATCTTCATTGTATTCAAAAACATCTTGTTCAGGATCATCTTCTTTATAAACGAAATATTGTTTTTTATCTTTTTTAACTTTCATTAAAGTTTTAGGTTCTACTTTTTCAACTTTATCTTCTACAGGTGAAGGTGGGTTAGATGGTTCGGGTTCTAAATGGGGTATTGTTTCATTATCTGAAGAATGAATACTTCCTTCAGGTGAAGGCTCTGATTCAGGTGCTTCTTTTATATCTTCATATATAAAATTTGGATTCACTTCTCCGGTTTCTTTATTTACTGGTTCAACTACTTCTGAAAGAGTAATCTTATTTTCTTCTTTATTTTTTACTTCTTCAATAATATTATCAATCTTTTGTTTCTTATTATCTTCTTTAGATTTAGATTTTTCTTTCTTATGGAATTCTAATAAATCATTTAGTCTTTTAATTTCTCTATCTTTTTCAGAAATATCTTTTGATAGAGTCCTTAACATATCATGACGATTGTTTTCTCTATCACATTCTTCTTTTAGTTCTAACTTAGAGTTTAAATCTTCAATAATTTTTTCATAATCACAAACAGTCTTTTCAAGGTGCTTAATACGATTATCTTTTTCAAGAGAAGAACTCTCTAAACTACGTATATTACTACTCATAGTTCTCATTTCTAAATCTGTTTCACATTTTGATTGTATTTTTGTTTCATTCATTCGGTTGTATTCACTAAAAATTTCATTGAGTAAATCTTGGATTTTATTTTTTTTATCACAAATATCCATCTCTGTTAAATATTATTTGCTTTAAATTTTTAAATAAAAAAATCAAATTTATATTATAAATGGATTTAGGAGGTGGTTATGATAATGATTTAGATGGGGGAGCTATAGGTGGTGCTAATGGAGGAGCAAGAAAAAGAATGTATAAAGAAAATCATTGTTCACCCGGTGAAAATGATGTTGAAGGAAGTTGTTTAGACGATGATATTGTAATTAAAGTTGCTAAAGCAATAAATAGGTTATCAAATAATAATCAAAAATTAGATAAAGTAGATTTATCGAGGGAACCTGAAGATATACATGGTGATATATGTCAACAAATTAGTAAAATATCTAAATGTTCCAGTGAAGCTTGTTGGCAAAAAATAAAATCATTAATGAAAGAATTAGGTTCAGATAAAGAAGAATTCATAGATAGTTTTAAACCTCAAATGCCTAAAGAATGGATAAAAGATTATAATGAATGGTTATCTACTTTTGAAATTGAAGATTGTTTAGAACAACATTTAGATGCTGATAAAAGTTTTTATTTTTATGGAGCTGTTCCTATAGATTTTAAAAAATGTTCAGTTAGTAATTTATGCTCATTTGATATGAAAAAACATTTAGATAAAGGAGAAACAAAAATAGGTATTGTCTTTAATACTGATCCCAGCACAAAAGATGGTCAACATTGGATATCTTTATATATGGATTTAGGTAAACATAATAATGATTATCCTGGTATTTATTATTTTGATTCATTCGGTAAAAAACCTCCTAAAGAAATAAAAGAATTAATTAGATTATCACAAGATCAAGGTCAAAAATGTAATTGTGAACCTTATTATTTTTATAATGATTATTCATATCAAAAAAGAAATTCGCAATGTGGAATGTATGCGATTCATTTTATTAAAAAAATGTTAGAAGGTTTATCATTTGAAGAATATCTAAATACAAAACTTTCTGATAAACATATGATAGACTTAAGAAAAGATTATTTTATAAAGATATAATTAATTTAAATATTTTCTATAAAAATATATTCTATAAGTTTATATAGTATGTTTTCTTATTATTTTGATACGAGTGATTATGCTGAAATATTACAATATGTTTCTTTATTTTTATTATTTGTTATTGGCGCGATGATTTATTACATGAGTAATAATAGTGAAAGTTTAGGTAAAGATTTAAAAGATCAAATTAATAATTTAGATTTAGAATGCCCGGAATGTCCTGATCATCCAGGATGCCCAGCATGTCCTAAATGTCCAGATCTAAAATGTAATGAAGGGTCGTGTCCAGAATGCCCTGCTTGCCCAGCAACAGAAGGAGAAGGTGGTGATGGGAATAAGAGATGTCCCGCTTGCCCGACTGCTCCAGCCGTATCTTGTCCCACAGTTGATGATATTGTTACAGGTATTTTCCCAGGTAGAAATCCAGGTATTACTAGTGGTGGTAAATATTTTGATATTATGTCGAATGATAGTTATGAATTATTACCTAGTTATGATTTTTATAATCCTGTTGATGCTTTCCCCAGTGATAGTATTCTTTCTGTCCCGGATAATTTAATGCAAGGTAATGTAGATGTATTACCTACACAGATAGATAATAGTGTTTCAGGTAATTTAGTAAATACATCTTCAGATACTTCATTATCTAGAATGAATATGGCTTCTACAGGTGAAAATACAGGTCCATCTACCTTTGGTTCATCTACCTTCGGTTCAGACACTGAAAGAGTTGAATCTGGTTTAAGTAATGTTGAAAGACAAAGAAGAGCAGCAATAGCTGATGGTGGAGATGCCGATGCTGCTGCTACGGCACAAGCGACTAGAGACGCGAATGAAAGTGATACAAGGAGTGATTTTGAACGTCAAATTGGTGGAAATAATCCTTAAAAATAAGTTTAAAGAATATTATTCTAATAATTTTAATCTTTAATTATGTCTACTTATGACATGTATTTCTCTAAAAAGAATAAAAATTACATGTTTCAAACTTTATCGAGTGTAATATTACAAGAAACCAGTTATGATATCAGTAATGATTCTACTTATATAGAATTATATCGTTTACATTATCCTAGTATATTTGATATGATAAATACAGATGAAATATCTATCTTAAATAAAGAATTAATTAATCATATTGGTGAAATAATATTAAATAAACTAAAAAACCCACAAATTATTCAAAAAGTTGAAGATAAAATAGAACCAGATATAAAAATACCAGAAAAGAAAAATATTCAAAATATTTATAGTATTCATAGAAGTAAAGATTCTAAAAATAGATTTAACTTTAAGATTAAATTAAAAGATAATCCTAAAAGTTTTACCGAAACTAAAAGTTTCACTGAAATCAAAGATTTTCAACCTAAATCTATTACTCTACTAAAAGAACAAAATTCATTATTTAGTAATGATACTATTTTCTTAAGATTTAATGATACTGATAATATATCATTTAAATTTAAAAGTAAAAATATCATAGGTGAAGATGAATATTATACTTATGAATGTATTACAGATGATAAAATTGAATATATAAATATTTTACATATTGAAATTTTAAATTACCTTTTAATGACACCTTGTAATAAACGAGACATATTTAAGATAAAGCGTACTAAAGATATTAAATATGAAAATGATAAATATACTTGTTTAGAAATAAAAGATAATAGTTTTTCATTGGATCAAGAAATAGGTTTATTAAATAAGGATAAAGAATATATGAAGAGTGTATTTAGTAAACATATTTTAGATGAATACATATTAATAGAAAAATTAGATTTAAAAGATATTAAATATATTTTAAAGATGAATCAAAATATATCTATTCAGATATTAATTTAAGAATTTTATTATAAATGAGCAGTAATCCACGGTTTATAGATACTTTTATGGAGAATTCTTAAATAAACATAATAATTGAAGTTTTAAATGATTATGATTTTTAATATAATCTTTAATTTATTTTTTTCTATATATTATTATAAATATTATGGCTACGAGTAATGACTTATATGGAATTCTCGGTGTCGCACGAAATGCCACCTCCGCTCAGATCAGGAAGGCGTATCACTCAAAGGCGCGCAAATGCCACCCGGACAAGTTTCCGGGCGACGAGACAAAGACTGCCCAGTTCCAGGAGCTTAAGAAAGCATACGAGGAGTTGTCCGACAAAGGACGAAGAGAAAAATACGATGATACAGGTCTAACGGAAGAAGTCGCAGCAGAAAATCCACAAGCGGCGTACCACGCAAGTGTGGCACTCGAACCAATCAGACCAGAGCCAATAAATATTACAGAAGCAGAATATTTAAATGGTGTGACCAAAACATTGAATATTCGGGGAAAGGATGTAACATTTAATATCCCCGCGAGACACAAGGGTGATTTAAATATATCAAAATCTGAACTAGATCCAAGTTTAGCAAGGCAGTGCTCAAGTGTAATAATAAATGTTATACCACCTTTCACAGAACCAAAAGCAGGTAATTTTGTAAAAGTGTTCATAAACAAAAATGGTCGGAATGCAAATATTAAGGCGGGTCATAGAGATAGAGTGGAGGTTAAAGGATTTGTGTTAAATTTTGTTAAACCCACCTCCACCTCCTACAAATATTTCATGATATTAGATGAAGCAAGTATTCAGGAGGTGCCGAGCTTATCCTCGCAGAATTTTATAATGATGGTGAGAGTGGACGAAGCATTTATGGGAAATTTTGAATTATTGGACACAACAGAAATAGAAAGATTTAGAGAAAGTTTCAATGAAAAAACATTTGTGGACGCGCTTGGGGAGAGCAAAAAATTTCATTCTGTGAAATTTTACAATATGTTGAAAGAAGCTGGGAAAGATATGTTTCAAGTAACCCCCATCCACACACGCATCGATGGGCGCACCGAAAGACACCACTCGTTTAATTTGAAAATCACTGGCAAAGATGGAAACGGTGAAGTATCCACAGAAATCACCGAAGGAACCTTAGTGGAAGATTTCATAGATACAATTACGCTAGCAAACGGAGGGGGGGCGGCAGCAGCAGCACCAGCAGCAGCAGCACCAGCAGCAGCAGCAGCAGAACCAGAACCAGAACCAGTACCAGCAGAAGAAGAATCAGCTATGGTAGCAGCAGAGGAAGCAGCTAGGGTAGCAGCAGCACAAGCAGCAGCACAAGCAGAAGCAGAAGCAGCACAAGCAGAAGCAGAAGCAGCACAAGCAGCGGAGGAAGAAGCAGCACAAGCAGCGGAGGAAGAAGCAGCTAGGTTAGCAGCAGAGGAAGAAGCAGCGAGAGTAGCAGAGGAAGAAGCAGCTAGGTTAGCAGCAGAGGAAGCAGCTACAATAATACAATCTGGCAGTAGGGGTATGCGAGGTAGGAGAATAGCGAATATTCTCGCTGATAGGCAGAAGGCCATTTCTGATAGGCAGAAGGCCATTGTTGCTGCTGAACAGGCGTTGGCAGATGCTCAAAGTGCTTATCATGATGCTCGAAGTGCTTATCATGAAGCACCCACATACGGTGGTGGACGTAAAAGAAGATCCAAGCGTAAATCTAAGAAGAGAAATAATAAATATAGTAAACGAAAGAAGAGAATTAATAAATCTAAAAGAAGAAAAAATACTAAAAGACGTTAATATTTATCACTTAATCCTTAATATATAAATTTCCATTATAAATAACTCTTGGTTTAATATTATCTATTTTATAATTTTCATCAATGAATAGTTGATAAGGATATATTCTCTGAATACATACTTCTGGTAATATACTATCTATGCCCATATAATAAAATGTATCATTCACATTATATTTTAATTTGTAACCCTGTAATGAATCTTTAATTAATAATTTATCCAAGGATGGAAATTTATCTAAACCAATATATTCATCAATAATATTATCTTTAATAGTATAAATTTCTTGATATACAGAAAATTCTTTACCTAATCGTTTATTATAAGGATGTTCTTTATCAACATAATTTAAGATCATCATGCTGTCAATATAAACATCACATAATCTTCTACCCTTTTCTCTAATATATCTGATGTCTGGTTCTGCTGCTTCTCTTGCTTCACTTGCTGCTGCGCTGGATGAGTATTCATAGTAAATAAAGAGATTATTTCCTTTATCATTTGAGGCCGATATAACATATACATTTGGTTTAATATGATATAGATATTTTGCTTTCAGTTGAACAATATCAATATTTTCTAAGACTTTAGCTGAAATACCAGGAAAATATGCAATTTCACCAGATAATTTATCACTAAATCTTATACATTTATCATTTAATTCAGGGTCATCTCTTGTATGTTTAATACAATCTAAAGATGATTCTTTAATTACTGATGTAATTTCCAATGATACTCTATATTTACGTTCCATAATTTCAAATAAATGATTATCAGCGCTTTCCCCACCAGTATCTACATTAATACGAATAATACTATCTAAAATTTCTTTAAATTCATGATTTTCTCTTTTACTACATTGTGTTTTTATTTCTGATTCTTCAAAATCTGGAATAGTCCAGGTTTGATATGGATCATTTTTTAATGAACGATAAACACTTTCTAAATTTATACCTTGAGGTAAAACACTAAGATATAAATATTGTTCAACATTCCTTTCTTCTTTGGGTAAATCTAAATGAGATTTCATACGGATAGCTCTTCCTAAAACTTGATCTACTCGTACATAATTCCAAAAAGGTTCTAATATGTGAACTTGTCTTACACAAGTCAATGAGATACCTTCGGCACCAGCAGATGAAATAATCATAATTTGAAGATATTCACCATATTTATTTTTAGGATCATTAAAATGTTCTTTATTAACGCTTCTTTCTTCAGGGCCTTCAGCACCTGTAATAAAAGTATATCTTTTACCTTTATCTTTTTGAGGATCTTTATAATCAAACTTTTCATAACCATTACTCTTTAACATTAACTCAAATGCTTCTGAACCACCATCGGATCTAAAATCACTATAAAATAATATTTTACCTGTAGGAACTTTACCTGAATCTGTATCCTTAGTAAATTTATTAATATTATTCATTATTTGAAACATTTTAGGTGATAAATTTTTTAAATCCTTTGTTAATCCCAGACTATTATCATCTAAAATTTTTTGAAAACTACGGGTTTTAAGACGTTCAATTTCATCTTCATTTTCATCTGTTTTTTTAGTTGTTCTAAAATCATCATCTGTATATACTATATTACAAGTTTGTCTTGTTCTCATATGATAATGAAAAGGCGTATCTTCATAATTATTCATTCTAGCAAAAGCATCCATAGATTTTTCTTTACTATAAACTTCAAGATATTTCTCAAATTGAGTTTGACTCATCATACAAGGCACAACATTCATATTTTCAACTATTTTATGATCTTTTAAATCTTCAGATATAAAAATAGGTTCTTTTACAATAGGCATATCTACAATAGATGATCTATCTATAGGATAATAAGATGTTAATCCCATTAACATACGTTTCATAAGTATTCTTTTCTTTTCAGGTATTTCTGATCCTCCTTCAAAAAAATATCTCATAAAATTATCATTATCAGTCATATCAAGTAATACATCATCTTCAATTATTTCAAATAACTTTTGCTTACGATTAAATGGTATATCTAAATTTTTATCATAAACAGTAGTCTTTCCTTTTAATAAAGCATTTTTACCTCTTGGTGACAATTCATCAAAAAATTCTTTACTCGGTGTAATTTCATCGTCTTTAAATAATTCATGTAAACCTTTATATATTTCAGATATGAAATCATCAAAACTTTTTAATCCTTCACGCTTACTCTGAACTGTATAAACTAAATTATTTTCATCTGAAGGATCCATTAATGATTCAAAATTAGTTCTTTCTTGAATAAATGATATGACTAATTTTCCTTTTTTTCTTTCAACATAAAATAATTCTATATCAGATTTTTTATTTTCATAATAAATATGAGTTAATTTTTTATTTACTATCTCTAAATCCATATCAGTTTGAATTGTAAAACTATATATTTTAATTAATCCTTTTAACATATTATATAAAACAGCAATCTCGGAAGGTTTATTTATAATAGGAGTTCCAGATAAAAAGACTAATTTTACATTTTCAGCATTCACAATCCATTCATAAAAAACTTTACTTGGTTTTGAAGACGGATTTAATATTTCTCTTACAAAATTATGAACTTCATCAATGACAACACATTCACCATAAAATGGTGATTCTACATTAAAATTTTTCTTATTAAATTTTAACCGTTTCTCTAAATCTTTTACCATCATTTGATTATAGGTTAATGATTTTTTCTTTTCATCTTCATCTAATAAATATAAATCTTCATCTTCATCTTCATCATCTTGAAATTCTTTAATACTTGATGATTTTACTTTAGGAAATGGATTATAATGAATAAAATTATATTTGGTTTTAATTAGATAAAATATTTCCTGAGTTAAGAATATTTTATGAATATCATCTAAATCTTCATATGATTGACCATCTTTATCAGGAATATATAAACCTCTAATAGTTTTAGCTACTTTCTTATCATCTTTATCTTTACATTCTCTGCTTGTAGCATTTTGTATTGTTCTTAATATTTTCCCATCTAATTTATATTTATCTTTAAAATCATCATCTATTTCAGATAATTTTACAAATCTCCATTTATTTTGAATATTTATTTCATCTTTTCCCCATCCCATTTTTCCTTTAATAGGATCACCCATTATTTCACCTATAAAGTTTGTTTCTAATGAAGCGGGTAATAAAGTATTTATTCTCATTTGACCACTTAATCCTTCTGCTAATGAAATTGCTGTAGCTGTCTTACCAGTTCCTAATCCATGATAAACTAATAATCCTCTATAAGGAGTATCTAAAGCTAAATAACTTTGAACTAATATTTGATAAATTTTTAATGAACTCTCTTTCTTAAGATCTTTAAGTTTCTCATAAAAAATATCATTAATATATTTAATATATCCTTTTCTATGTTGAGAAACGGTAGCATCATCTAAATCTTCTAATTGTATAATTTCAGCACTGGGATCTTCGGGTTCTTCATCATCATCGTCTCCTTCATCATCATCATCTTCTTCACCATCACTTTTATCTTTATCATCATTTTCACTCGTGGGTTCAGGTTCAGGTTCAAAATCATCTGTTAATATTTCATCATTAGAATTATCTTTATCTCTTGGATCATCACCTTCCCACCAAGGGGGTTTATCTCTAGGAGTTTCGGGTGAAATCCCCCCTTCTTCATCTAAAAATTCTAAGTTAGGTTTATTATCTGACATAAGTATTATAATACTTATTCATTTAAAAATTATTCAGAAATAACACAATATTTAATTAATGCTCTTTTAGCAGCATCTTGTTCTGATTTCTTTTTACTATTACCTTTCCCTGTTTCAATATATTCATCTTCTTTATAAATTCTACAAATATAGATATTTCCATTTTCATCTTTATTTGTTTGATAAGTTGGATAAACTTTATAGTTATGTTGTAAATATCTTAAGATTTGGTCTTTATAATTATTATCATGTAGAATCGTTTCTCCAAAATCTACATATTTTTCAATAATATTAATAATATATCTTTCAACTAATTTAAAATCACCGCTATCATGATAAAGAGCACCTATAAATGCTTCAAATGTATCTTCTAAAATATTACTATTAGTTCTACCTGAACAATTATCATCTATATGTTTTGAGATTATCATATATTTATCAAAACCTAAACATTTTGATAAATAAGCTAATTGTTCACCACAAACAAATCTTATCTTTAGCTTCGTTAAAAATCCTTCATCTTCACCATGATTGTAAAAATATCGTTTATATAAATAATTTGCTATAATATTACCTAAGAAAGCATCACCTATAAATTCTAAAGTTTCATAAGATAACTTTTGTAAATCCATAACACCAGGTGGTTTATCATATTCTTCATAATCTTTTAACTGAGTATATGATTTATGAATAAAAGCAGTTTGATAAAGACTTAAATTATTACATTTAAAATTAGTAATATTAAGAGATTTCATAATATTATTAACATCATCTTCGTTTATAAAAATATTCTTAGGATTATAAGGATTAGATTTAAATTTATCGTCCGATTTTTGTTTATCGTCCATTTATAAAAGTTTAATTATATTATATTTTTAAATAATATCAAATTTATTATTTATGCATCTTATGCTGAGGCACAGTTCTCGCCGACTTCTAACGGTCTACGAGGTAGATCCGGACCAATAGTAGTGTTCATCCACGGACTAACATTTACCTGAGGATTAGGGGGTTCAGATCTTAATTGCTGATTCGCGTTTCTTAAACTCTGACCAACAGTATTTACACCTACATGATAAGAGCTATCAAGCATATTTACACCCTGTAAAATACCTTCACCAACCGGTTTCGCAATATTAAATTCCTGGATTGCTTTATTTTCATCAGTAGGTAAAAGATCTTCAGGTTTTAATTTCTGCTGAGGGTAGCAAGTAGATGGAGTTCTACCTAAACCAGTTACAGCCTGCTGAACTTCATTATGACCAACTGGTTCAGAAGCAGCAATACCATCCATAGAGAAATCACCCATAGCAAATCCTTCTAAACCACACATATTAAGGATCTTAGTTAAATATCCCGTGCACTGAAGAACAACTAATAATAAAATAAAAATACATATATTTTGATTGTCATTACACCATTCCATTAAATCAAATCCCATTTTTATATATATAGAAATAAAAAAAAATTTAAGAGAAATTACTAATTAAATTAAATCTAATGATTGAATCTGTTTTTCTAATTCTTGAATTTTAGATTCTGCCTCATGTTTAATTTTTTGATAATTATCTATTTCACAAGATAGATTTTGTTTTTCTTCTTCTTTATTTCTTAAACTATTCAAATAATCTTCATCTAACATTAAATCTTGTTCTAAATCCTTTAATTCGCGTTCTTCTTCTTCAGCATCATTAAAAGAATAATTTTCTAAAATATTATATTTTGTATCTCCTTCTAAAAATACTTTAACTTGGGATATATATATGTCTAAATAATAATGTTGTTTTAAAAATTTCAACCCTTTTATATGTAAAATACAAATACATTCAGAACCCTCTTTAATAGTCTTTAGATCTAGTGTATTTTTTTTCTGATCATATATTTGACACTGAACTTTATCTTTAATGAAAGGAACTTTAAAACCGAATTGAGGTTTACTATCTTTTTTAACAGGTTTATTATTTCGTTTATACATATTATCAATTACTTCTAAAGGTATATCTTTACCAAACCATTCTTTATTGTTTTCAAAAGTGCGTTTCACGTTTAATTCATCTAAATTTAATAAACTATCATAAAATGAAAAATCATTATTGACAGGTTGTAACTCTAAATTATTATTTTTACTCTCAACCGTTTCTAAACCAGATTTAGTTAGAACCAATTTTGGTGTCTGTAAATATAAAGGTTCATTTTTATAATCAATACCAGCATAATATATTACACCCTGTTTTTCAGGTTTTTTATAATTTATTTTTTTTAAATCTAAATCAGTATGTCTATAAACACTCATTTTGATTTAAAATAGAAAGAAACATTTAAACTAAAACGCATTAATTATATTTAATATTTATATGGATATTATGAATAGAATCAAAGAGTGTTGCTTTAGATATAAAAAAATATCCGATACAAGTGAATGTATCATAAAAGATAAACCAGAAAATGAATGTTTAATCTGTTTAGAAAATTTTGATAAGGGAGAAACTGTAATCAGACTAAAATGTAATCATTATTATCATACTCATTGTATTTATACCTGGTTTGAAAAGAAAAAGACATGTCCCATATGTGATGAAATATTAAAAATATAATTATA